GTTAAAACCGGAACTACGACAGCAACTGTAACCACAGATGTTGCTCATGGACTTGTAACAAACAATTGGGTGACTGTAAAAGGTAACAGAGACGTTACCAACTTCGCACCGCTGACGACACCCGTTCAAGTGACGGTGACTGGTGCAAATACTTTTACATTGGTTTGGGGTGCGGCTGTAACTGCTACTGGCTACGGTGGTTCTGTCATTCTGACCAACGGAAACCGAGACCAGCCGGGAATTATTGGGCAAACAGTTAGCGCAGTTCAATCTATTTCGGCAGGTGGTGAAAACTGGTTGCAAGTAACCGGAAATGCTAGTTGGGCTGGTGTAAACCTTGGAGACTACATTGATTTGCATGGTGTTCGTGTAGACCTGACAGGCGCAGACCTTGGGCTTGATGGTGCATGGGAGGTAGCCAACCTATCAACTACCGTAATGGTGCTTCGTCCAATATTTAACATTTTGGGAAATCGCGTTTCACCTGCTCTTGGCACGCTTGGCGCTACCAACGCTGGAGGAAGTGTAATTTTGCGCCCAACTGTGCGAAGCCATGATTTGAGTGTTCGTTCTTGGCAAGAAACAAACATGGGCATTGATGGGCAAGGTAGCACTCGAATTGATAAATCTTTACCAGTTCAGGTAATCAATACTCCGGCGGTCACTGTCTCTTCGGGCACAGTAACAACTGTTAGCACCGTGACTACTGTTGGGTCTGTAACTGCTGCTAACTTAAACTTTCCTCAAACAATTGCAGATATTGCATCTTCTGCATTGACTACTACAAATACTACGGCTGCAATTACCCCAACATTTGGTATTGGCTATCAAGTTAATATTCCGGTAACTGCTGTTACTGGAACGACCCCAACGCTTGATGTGAGCATCGAAGAAAGCGACGATTCAGGCACTAACTGGTACAAAGTGTATGATTTCCCACGCATCACAACTACGGGAATTTATCGTAGCCCAGTTCTTCCTTTGGTAGGTAACAGAGTTCGTTATGTTCAAACAGTTGGTGGAACAACTCCAAGTTTTACTCGATCACTGAACCGTTTGCAAAGTAGCTGGCCTGCTTTAATTCAGCGTCAATTGATTGATCGTTCAATCTCACTTACCACATTAAACAGCACTACGCCAGTTATATTGGCACGTGATGCCGGAAATGCAACGCAGCTTGTTATTAACATTGGTGCCGCCACTACCCCACCTGCTTTGCAATTGGAAGGCTCGGATGACTTTGGTGCTACGTGGTACGCCATTGGCTCGCCATTGTTGGCAGTTGCTTCATCCACTGTGCAAACAACTGTTACTGATGTAAACGCAGCGGCATTACGTGCTCGTGTATCTACTGCTGGCGCTGGGGTTACTGCTGGTTATGTAATGATTAAAGCTCACGATTAAGGAAAAATAATGGTTACTAAAGAAATTATACGTTTATTAAACAACCGATTAGCATACCAACACAACCAGAGGCTGCAAGCGGAACAGCGCGGAGATATTGCATCGATAAATTTAATTGATGCTGATATTGCAGAAACTGAACGTGCTTTGTTAGCTTTACAAGAGGTTTAAGTGCCTATCTATCAGACTAAGTGCTTAAAATGCGGCGCTGAAACTGAAATTTATAGAAGCGTTGCAAATAGAGAAAATACTGATACGTGCTGTGGTGACAAAATGAGTTTGGTTATCACAGCACCTATGGTTATGAGCGATATACAACCTTATCGCTCAATGATTGATGGTAGCTTAATTACTTCACGATCACAGCATCGAGCCCATTTGAAAGCAAACGGGTGTGTTGAAGTAGGAAATGAGCCTATGAAAGCTAAAAAACCGTCATGGGTTGATGATAAACGGCAAAAAGAAAGTTTGCGCCGCGAGATTGCAGCACGTTTAGACACTATTTAAGGACATAAAATGGCAAATTTGGAAACCCAAACAAACCAAGAAGAAGCATTAGATACTCGTGATGTAGTTGCACAAGAGCTTGACAAATTGGAGCAAGCAGAAACAAAAGAAGAGGTTGAAGCAAAGCCAGAAGAAGCTACAGAAGAGAAAAAGGAAGAAGTAGCACCGGAAGAAAAGCCACAAGAAGAGAAAAAAGAAGAAGTTGCCCAAGAAGAAGTAAAGCCAGAAGAACCACGCCGGAATCCGTTTTCTGCTTGGAAAAAAGAAGCGCAAAGCGTTTTATCACAATTGCCGCCTGAGACTCAGGAATATATTATTGAGCGAGAGCAGCAATTCCATAAAGGAATCCAAAGCTATAAAAACGATGCAATGTTTGGGCGCTCTGTTTTTAATGAGGTTAAGCCGTACCTTGAAGAAATTGAAAAACAAGGCTTGACAATTGAAAAAACCGTAGCTCATTTGTTAAAAGCAGAAAAGATGCTGCGGCAAGGTAGCCAAGAAGAAAAAGCAATGGCTTTTGTTGCTTTAGCACATGATTACGGTATTGATATCAATCACATGGCAAGTGTCAATTTCAATCCCAAAGAACACCAAATCCAGCGTCAAATTGCCCAACAGCAAATGATGCTAGAACAGTTATCTCAGTCTCGACAGGCTGAACAAGAAGCGCAACTCGGTCAAACAATCGAGCAATTTGCGCAAACCCGTGAGCATTTTGAAGAAGTGCGCGAAACAATGGCCGATTTATTGGAAAAAGGCCTTGCTAGCGACTTAGATGATGCTTACAACAAAGCAATTCGCTTGAATGATGATTTATTTAGTCGTGTTCAACAACCGAAAATAGCCAACATTCAGCAAGCAAATCAAGCAGCCAAAGCAGCTAAAGCAGCCGCCGTATCTGTAAAAGGTTCACCTGTCGGAGTTACGCGTTCAGCGGAGCCAAAATCAACAGAAGAAGCGGTGCGAGAAGCTATGGCTAATATGGGAATTTAATTAGGAGTTAAATCATGCCTTTCGCAAACTCGGCAATTAGCGATATTATTGCTACCACCATCGAGAGCCGTACCAAATCGGCTCAAGATAACTTAACAGCAAACAACCCTTTGCTGACACGCTTGAAAGAACGCGGAAACATCAAAACGATTTCCGGTGGTTCAACTATTCTTCAAGAGATTTTTTACAACGACCCAGCAACTAACTTTGCGGCTTCGTATAGTGGTTATGAGACACTAAACATTAGTCCAGATAGTCCTATTTCTGCTGCTCAATTCAGCATCAAACACTATGCTGATGCGGTAACTATTAGCGGCCCTGAAATGCTGGCAAACAGTGGCAAAGAGCAGATGATTGAATTGCTTGCTACTCGTGTTGAAATTGCACAATCACGCTTGATGAATAAAATCGACGTTGATTTGCATTTAGACGGTACAGGTAATTCTGGTAAGAATTTAGTAGGTCTAGCAGCCATGATTTCTACCTCGCCTACTTCCGGTACTTATGGTGGTATTGATCGTTCTGCTTATGTTATGTGGCAAAATGGCGCATATACTGGTACTGGTTTGACTGGTGGCGCTTTGACTGCTGCTAACATTCAAAACGCAATGAATACTGTTGCGCTTTCTCGTGTTCGCGGTAACGATAAAATTGACTTTATCTATGCTGGTGCAACTGCCTACAACCTTTATCTGCAATCGTTGCAAGCAATTCAACGTATTACCGATGAAACTAAGATGGGCGCTGCTGGCTTTACTGCATTGAAATACTACGGTGCGGGTGGTTCTGCTGATGTTATCCTTGGTGGTGGTATCGGTGGCAATCAGTCGGCTACTCGTATGGACTTTATCAATACCAAGTTTGTGCATTTCCGTCCTCATAAAGACCGTAACTTTGTTCCTATTGGCGGCGACCGTCAAGCAGTGAACCAAGACGCTGTTGTTCGTTTGCTGGGCTGGTCTGGTGCATTAACTTGCTCTGGCGCTCAGTTTAACGCCGTTCTGACTACAACTTAATGGAGAAATAACATGCCTTATACCATTACCTCTCATATTATCGGCCCTCAGCCTATTGAGGTTACTGATACCGTTCAAAATCATCCAATTGGCACAGTTGTTACTGCTTCTGATCCTGTTTATGGTGCTGGTGAATTTATTTATCTAAAAGGCGTTGCATCTACTGCTGCACGAGATTTAGTAATTTATGATACTTACGCAAACACCACAAAACGAGCAGTTGCTGGTGATCGCGGCCCCGCTGCAATTGCCATGTCGGCTAACGTAGCTAACCAGTTTGGTTGGTATCAAATTGGCGGTGCGGCAGTTGTTAACTCTGGCACTGTTGTAGCAAACGGTAACGTATATGTAACTGCTACCGCAGGTCGTGTTGATGATGCTGTTGTGTCTGGCGATAAAGTGGATAGCGCACGATTTAAAACTGCCGATGGTACGCCGTCTGCTGGTTTTGCAATTGTTGCTCTAGCACGTCCGTCACTGAACGCTAACGGCTAATGTTAGTATGGGGCTGGCATGGTGCTGGCCCCGTCTTTTTAGGAAAAAAAAATGGCTGAACAAATTACATACGTAGGCGAAACCGCAGGCGATGAGTTTTTAAATGTGCAATTTTATTCCCGTTATGTTGACGGAACAGAATTTACTCAAGGCGGTGAAGTAGATTTCATTAAAATTGAGATTCCGGGCGATAAAACATTATCTATCGATGTGCCAGTTGAAGATAACCATAAATTGCGCTTTCGTCGTAAATGGGAAGCGTATCAGCAATTAAAATCAATTACTGGTACGCCTTTGGCTGAATGGGACGAAGTTCCAGAAGGTTTAAAACGTGAATTTGAATATCGCGGATTTTTATACGTCGAACAGCTTGCAAGTGCGCCGGATTCGGCATTAAATAGCATTATGGGCGGGGCTTCATGGCGTAAAAAAGCCATTGCATTTTTAGATCGTGGTAAAATTCCTGCTGATGATTTAATTAAAAAACAGCAAGAACAAATTGAAGAAATGCAAAAACAACTTGCTGAATTGTTAGCAACAAAGCGCAAGAAAAAAGACGAAGTAACTGAACAAGCGGAGTAATTAAAATGGCAACCCTATTAAGCAATATTCAGGATGTTTGTTTAGAACTAGGGTTGCCAGTTCCTAACGCTGTAGCAACATCAAATGATGAAGCTACATTACAATTACTAGCCTTGATGAACCGGGTTGGTAGTTTACTTACCACTGAAACAAATTGGCAATTTTTAGCTAAAGAATACCGATTTCAAACTCAGTATTATCAATACACAGGTAATTCCACATTAAATAGCCAAACATTAACAAGCATGTCCAGCATTACTGGCTTGACTTCTGATTTTATGGTGATTGGTGATGGTGTAATGCAAGACACATTTGTAACTAACGCGGTAGGAAACACGGTATCTATCAGCATCCCTGCAATTGGCACAACTACGGGTAGTGCGTACACTTTTGGTCAGGTTAATTATGCTATGCCGTCAGACTATGAACGGATAGTTAATAAAACCCAATACAACAAGTCTAATCGTTGGTCTATTATTGGCCCTAAAGATGCACAAGAATGGCAATGGCTAAAAGCTAGTTATGTTACTACTGGCCCGCGTATGCGCTTTAGGATTATTGGCAATAAGTTTTCTATATGGCCCGCCCCATCTGCTAAATTGGTTTTAGGATTTGAATATCAATCAAACGCTTGGGCGGTGGATTCATCTGGCAATACTAAGCAAAAATTATCTGCCGATGATGACACTAGCTTATTTCCTGATAAATTATTGGTTCTTGGAACAAAGTTAAAATACTTTGAAATTAAAGGTTTTGATACTACAGCATTGCAAAATGATTTTAACCGAGAATTAAGCAAGTTTATGGCTCAAAATTCTGGCGCAGATACAGTTTCTTTGGCTCCAAAATATCCAGACATTCTACTTACTCAAAACAATATTCCTGATACTGGTTACGGGAATGTATCATCATGATAGTAGCAAACGTAAAAGGCACGCCCAAAAGGCTTTGCCAAAAGGCTGTTGGAACAACCTCTACGCTACTGTACACGGCACCGGCTGATGGTAAAGCCGCCATTATAGACATGCGATTTATAAACACCACAGGCGCAACCATTGGCCTTAGTTTATATATTGGTTCTGTTGTTTCTGGAAATGAATTTGCGTTTTCATCGTCTGATGTTGTAAAAAATAGCTCAGTCAGTTTTTCTGGCTTTCAAATATTAGACGCAAATGAATCGCTTTATGCTGTAGCAACAGGAACTGGTGTTTCTGCAACTATTTCAGGATTAGAAAGAGTATGAGGCAAGTTTCTAATATCGTTTCAATTCCAGCGCCTATTCAGGGCTGGAACGTACGCGACCCTTTGCCGACAATGCAGCCGACTTATGCGCCAATTTTAGATAATATTTTTTGTCTACCATCTGAGTTGATGGTTAGAAAAGGGTACACAAAATGGTCAACATTTACAGGAACATGTGAAACAATTGTTGACTACGCCACCAATACGGGCACAAGAAAAATTTTTGCTGCTGTAAATAATTCTGGGGCATGCTCAATTTACGACGTTACATCTGGTGGGGCAGTTGGCGCTGCTGTTGTTTCTGGTTTAACGAGTGCAAAATTTAAGTACGCTTATATTTCTAATTCTGGCGGGAATTTTGCTTATTACGTAAACGGCTTGGATTCTGCTCGATTATATGATGGTACTACTTGGCATACAGTAACTAACGTGTCGGCTCCATATGCAATTACTGGCCCAGCTAACACGCAATTTAAAGATGTAATTTTACATAAACGTAGGTTATGGTTTTTGCCAGAAAGCTCAACAAAAGCATGGTATTTGCCAACGGATCAAATTGCCGGTGCAGCGGTTCCGTTTGATTTTGGGCCTATTTTTCCTCATGGTGGGAAAATAACAAAAATTGACACTTGGTCATTAGATGCCGGTTTAGGGCTTGACGATAATTTTGTTGTTTTTACTAGCGAAGGTGAGGTCGCAGTATATACCGGAACAGACCCGGCATCTGCCTCAACATGGTCTCTTCAAGGTGTATTTTATATAGGACCCCCGTCTGGAACTGGACAAACGTGTAAATACGGTGGTGATTTACTTATTATTAACAAAGATGGCATTGCTCAGATGTCAAAGTCTTTAATGTCCAGTAGAGTGAATACATGGCTGCAGCTGACAGATAAAATTCAACCAAGACTGGCTGACGATACGACTTTGTATCAAAATAATTCTGGTTGGGATTTAATGTTGTACTCGCCAATGAACATGCTTATTGTAAATATTCCTGTTAGCGGTTCGGATTCGTATCAATACGTAATGAACACTATCTCAGGTGCTTGGTCTAGGTGGACTAACATTCCCGCTAAATGTTGGATTTACAGTAAGGACATGCTTTTGTTTGGTGCGAATGGTTATGTCGGATATATGTGGTCGGCGCAAAACGATAATGGCGCTGAAATTGTTGCGGAAATTTTGCCTGCATATCAAAGTTTTGGCATGCAAAGTAGATTAAAACGCTGGACAATGGGACGCGTACTTATTGGAAGCGATTCTGATGCGGTGTATGGCTCAAGGGTTGAAGTAGATTTCAACTTAAACAACAAAGCACTTACCTTGCCTTTTAACTTTCAAACATCCACCGCTAAATATGGTTCTGCGGTGTATGGTTCGTCTATTTATGGCGGCTCTATTGTAATTAAGAGCCAATGGAAAAATGTTACGGGCATAGGATATTGGGGAAGTTTGCACATGAAAATAAGTACAAAATTTGCTGATGTTCGTATTTATTCTTATGATTTAGTCATGGAATCTGGCGGCAATATATGATTGTTACCGATGGCTATAATATGGCCGATTGGTTGGCAAACAAATTAAAACAATGCAAACTTAGCCAAGATTCAACATATATCGGTTACGTTATAAACAATAATTTAGTTGCTTGTGTTGGGTATGAAAGTTTTACAGGAAATTCAATTACAACTCATATTGTGATTGATGGTTATGTTAATTATAATTTTTTTAAATTCATTTTTTATTACCCATTTAATCAATTAAAAGTAAAAAAAATTATTGCTCCTGTTTCGTCAAAAAATATAAAAAGTTTAAAATTTTGCAAAAAATTGGGGTTTAAAAAAGAAGCTGAAATAATAAGTTATTTTAAAGATTCTGATTTGTTTTTATTGACAATGCAAAAACATGAATGTACTATTCATTTTGAATAGGGCTACCCCTTTTAATTTTTTAAAGGATTAAAATGGGAAAAGGCTCATCTTCACCACCGGCACCTGATTATACATCTGCGGCTCAGGCAACAGCTCAAGGAAATTTAGAAGCTACTAGAGCCGCAACAAAAGCTAATCGTGTAAATCAATATACGCCTTATGGTAGTCTTGTTTATAGTAAATCAAATCAAAAATCATTTGATGATAATGCTTACAAAAAAGCATTAGAACAATATCAATCTTCTTTGAATGAGTATAATCAAGGCAATTTAACTAATCGTCCCGGCCTTCCCGATATAAACAATTATTATGTAGAAGACCCAGATTCCGGTTGGGCGCTTACTCAATCTTTTTCTCCTGAACAACAAGCTCTTTTTGACCAAAATAATCGAGTAAATAAAGGCTTAGGAGACATTTCTGAACAAGGGCTTGGTTATGTGCAGTCTGCATTAAATAAGCCTTTAAGTTTTGAGGGGATGCAAGATTTGCAGGCTCCCGGACAGATTCAACAGCAAGCAAGTGATGCAGCATATCAAAATGCAATGAGATATGTTGAGCCAAGACTTCAAAGGCAGCAATCTTCACTTGAAAATCAACTTGCAAACCAAGGTATAACTCGCGGTTCAGAAGCTTGGAATGCTTCAATGCAAGACGCTCAAGCAGCTAAACAAGGTATTTACGACCAAGCTCAAAATAATGCTTACTTACAAGGTTTGCAAGGTGCTGCACAGGCTTATAGCCAATCTTTAGGGCGTAGGCAGCAACAAATAGGAGAAGCCCAAACGTTGCGGCAAGACCCGATTAACATGCTTAATGCTGTTAGGACTGGTTCTCAAATGCAAGTTGCTCAAATGCCTCAAAACGTTGGCAATTCATTTAATCAAGCCACTACGTCTGGGGCTGATTATATGGGGGCGGCTCAAGGGCAATATGGTGCTGCTCTTGGTAAGTATAATGCAAACGCGGCTTCTGACGCTCAAGATACTCAAGCATTTGCTTCCATTGCTGCGGCTATGATGATGGCCTAATATGAAATTAGGGCTTGCTTTTTCCGGTGGTAAAGATTCTTTAACGTGTATTTTTTTAAATTTACACCGAATTGAAGAAATTACGGTTTTATTTGTAAACACTGGAAAACTTTTGCCTGAAACTTTATCAGTTGTTGACTATGTAAAAAGCATTTGCCCTAATTTTGTTGAGATTGTTTCAAACAAAGATGAGCAAAATGCTGTGCATGGCTACCCGTCTGATATTGTCCCAGTAAATTGGACATTTAACGGACAAAAAGTAAACGGAGAAAAGCCGATAAAAATACAATCTTATATTGATTGTTGCGTAAATAATATTGCTTTTCCTTTGTATAAAAAAGCTAATGAGTTAGGTATAACTGATTTAATTTGTGGTCAAAGGTCAGATGAAAGCCATAAATCAGCATCAAAAGACGGGGATATGTTATTTGGCATCAAAAGATTGCACCCAATTGAAAACTGGACAGCCGAAAATGTGATTGAATATTTAAATGAAAAAATTAAATTACCTGAGCATTTTAATTTAAATCATACATCTATTGATTGTTATGATTGCACCGGATATTTAAGCAAGACAAAAGACATTAAGTTAATGCTAAAAGAAAAATATCCGGAAAAATTTAACGAGTTTAAGCACAAAGTAATTCAAATAAAACAAGCTATTGCAAGCGAGGCCGATAATGAATGGGTATGATGAGTTTGGTCAAAAAATTATAGGCTTGCAGCGCCAACAAGAAACCGCTAGAAAATTGCGAGAGCAATCTCTTACTCCAGAAGAAGGAAGGATGGTTTCTGGCATTTACGTTGCCCCATCAAAATTATCTGGAATTGCCAAAGCATTAAATTTGTATAATGCGTACAATCAAGAAAATGAAGCCACAAAAGGCATTCAATCTGCTTTAGACGAACGCAAAACGCAGCGTCAAGACTGGCTTTCTCAAATGCCAAAATCTCAGATTCAAGCAGAACAATTGCCATCTGATATTCAAGGTCCACCACAATCTCAAGTTGTTCAGCCAAAGACTGAGGACTATCTAAACTGGGCTACCCAAGGGATGAATATTGACCCGCAAGCCGCGCAGATGGGTATGAATTTTGCAAACTTAGCTGAAAATCGCAATTCACGTAAAGATATGATTGCTTCTCAGCTTTCAGCAAAAAAAGAAATGCAAGATGCAAACATTTCCGCTGCTGCTGAGCGTCAAAGAGAAAAAATTGAAGCAGACGCAAGAGCAAGGCAAGAAAAAATTGATGCAGAAGAAAGAATGAAGCGGCTTGCTTTTGCGCTTCGCCAAGCTCAACAGCCTCAATCACCTGTTTCTATTATGGGGCCAGATGGCAAGCCTATGTTTGTCCATCCCAGTATGGCGTATGGAAAGCAGCCGTATAATTCAGCTTCAGAGGCGAAAGATATTGCTTTAAATGCTAAAGAAGAAGCAAAAAAAGAAGGCGCAAGCATTGTAGACTCTAATATAGCAATGCTTAGAGACGCGTACGATAATTTAAACAAAAATAACGGAATTGTAAGCAGTAAAAATAATACGCTATCAAACCTTGGAGCCGCTGTAAGCTCTAGCGGATTGGGGCAGATCGCTGGTGGCGCAATAGGTTCAAAAAATCAAACAGAGCGCGATAAAATAGCACAATCTAGGCCGTTATTGTTGCAGTCGATTATGAAAGCAACGGGGATGAGTGCTAAGCAAATGGATAGTAATGCAGAACTTAAATTATGGCTTGCTACCGCAACAGACCCAACAAAGTCTTTAGAGGCCAATAGATCTGCCCTGGATAACATTGAAAGAATGTATGGAAGCCGAGCAAAAGATAGCGTAAATCAAATTGGCGGTGGAAATGTTAAATTTTTAGGGTTTGAATAATGCCTATTGCTAAATTTCAAATGCCCGACGGACGGATTGCACGATTTGAAGTGCCAGAAGGCACTACGCCTGAACAAGCACATTCGTTAATTCAGAATAGTTTATCGCCACAAAATGAACAGCAAAACGCAAAAGAAAAAAGCGGTTTACTTAATTTGGGTGAAGGCGTTTTGATAGGAGCCGGAGGTGTTGGTCGCACTTTACTTGCGCCAGTGAAAGGTATTGCTGATTTTATTTCTCCACCAGAATCAACATTAGAAACTTTGGTTACTGGCAAAAAAAAGTTAAATCCAGTTAGTTCCTATATTAATCGTATAGATGAGGGTTTAAAACAATTAGATACTGAGAATAAAGATTCTGTTTTATATCAAATAGGAAAAAATGGCTCACAAATTGCCATGACCGCACCCGTTGGCGGGGTTTTGGCTAGTGGATTAACAAAATTAGCCCCAAGTGCTGTAAACCTTGCTCAAGCGCTTAGAACTGGTGGGTTTTCTGGTGGTAATTTAGGGACTAGAATGGCTGGAGGTGCTATTTCTGGCGGCGCAAGCGCTGGATTAGCAGACCTAAAAGAAGCTAAAGCAGGCGCATTGATTGGAGGCGGTATTCCGTTGGTTGGAACGGCTGTTAAAGGTATTGGTAGAGCATTAAGAGGCGCGGCTGGCATGCAGTCTGGCGCTGGCTCTGATGCATTAAAGATTGCTTATGAAGCTGGACAAGAGGGCGGGCAAGCAGCCAAACAATTTAAAGAAAATATTGGCGGCAAAGCTGATTTTGCTGATGCATTAGATAATTTTAAGCAAAACATTTCAAACATGCGTCAAGCTGCACAGGCAGAATACCGCTCAGGCATGGCGAATGTCTCAAAAGATAAAACCATTTTAGATGTTCAACCAATTTATGATGCTGTAAAAAATGCAGCAAAATCAAATGCATTTAAGGGTATTTCAAAAGACGATAAAGCCGCAGAAGTGCTTAAAAAGATTAAATCAGAAATTAATGATTTTCAATTTTTAAACCCTGCTGAATATCACACACCGGAAGGTTTGGACGCTTTAAAACAGCGTGTTGACAGCATTATCGAAAGCATCCCTATTGAGGATAGAAACTCATTAAGGGTGGCTAATAATGTCAAAGGTGCTATTAAGCAGCAAATTGAAAAGCAAGCGCCTGAATACAGTAATGTAATGAAAAAATACAGCGTTGCGGCTGATGAAATTGACCAAGCGCAAAAAGCATTGTTATCTGGTCGTGGTGAGAATGTTGAATCATCTATTCGTAAATTGCAGTCACTAATGAGAAATAACGCAAATACTAATTACGGTATGCGCGGAGAAATGGCAAAGAATATCCAAGAGGCTGGCGGGAATGAGTTTATGCCAGCATTAGCTGGGCAGGCTTTAAGAGAATGGACACCTAGAGGCTTACAAAAAGCCGCTGCTGCGCCGTCTGCCGCGCTTGGCTATATGGCGGGGGGTGTTCCTACTGCCTTAATGGGCGCTGCGTTATCTTCTCCACGATTAAGTGGTGAAACTGCGTTTATGGCAGGCCAGATAGCAAAAAAACTAAGAAATCCAACTGTTTTGAACGCTAGAGAAACAGCAGTAAAAATAACACCTACTTTTGCAAGCCAATACTATGAAGACTAACGTGCAAGAATTTATTGGGCTTTTGTTTGCATCGCGTGATTATGCTCACAAAGCTCATTTAAACACAAAAAGCTATGCACAACACATGGCGCTTAATGCGTTTTACGATGAAATTATTGATTTAGCCGATAATTTTGCGGAAGCGTGGATGGGCAGGAATTTACAGCAGATAGGTGACATTCCTTTGCTAAAAACTCAACAAGGCGAGCCTTTAAGTGTTTTAAAACGTCATTTAGATATTGTTGAAGAAACACGAGATTTTGTGCCAAAAGAAGATACCGGATTAAACAATATTATTGATGAAATTGTTGCGTTGTATCTTTCCACTTTGTATAAATTGAAATTTTTGGGGTAAAAAATGCCATTTGACGGAAGCGGAAATTACAACTTACCCGGCCCTGCTTTAGTTGACGGTCAAACGGTATCGGCAACTGAACATAATACGTTTAGAAATGATATTGCTGCTGCAATGGACATTACAGTAACGCGGGATGGTCAATCCCCTGCTACTAATAATCTTCCGATGGGTGGGTTTAAACATACTAACGTGGCTGACGGGACTGCTTTAACTGATTATGCTAGTATTAAACAATTACAAACACGCGCCACTAATTTTTTAACGTCTGTCAGTGGTACTAATACGATTACAGGCTTGGCATCTCCTGCACCGTCTTCTTATCAAGCAGGTCAAGAATTTAATTTTTTATCTACTGGCGCTAATACTGGTGCAGTTACATTAAATATAAATTCGTTAGGTGCAATATCTATTAAAAAATCCGGAAACGTTGATTTAATTTCCAATGATATTCCAAACGCAGGAGCATTGATAAAAGTTGTTTATGATGGTACCAATTTTCAATTGGTTTCGCTTTATTTAACGGATTTTTCTGTTACTACAGCAAAAATTGCTGACAATGCCGTTACTACAGCAAAAATTGCTGACAATGCCGTTACTACAGCAAAAATTGCTGACAATGCCGTTACTACAGCAAAAATCTTAGATAACAATGTTACCGCAGCTAAATTAGCAAATGATGCAAAACCAAATAATTTGCAATCAATCACTGTTGCTTCTTCATCAAATACATTAGTTGGTACATACAACAGCGGAATGTTAGGCTTTCGTTCTACTACTTTAGGCACTGGAACACCAACTGTTTTAAACGTTGGTTCAATAGCTATAACAATACCAGCAGGTGCAACTTTAGGGGCTGCTAATGGAATAGCTGCGCGTTTTATTTATGCAGTTGCAAATAACGGTGGCACTCCGGTTCTTTGCGTGGCCAATATTTCTGGTGGCTTGCAAATGGATGAAACAAATTTAATTAGCCCAACAACGATAAGTGCTGGCGCAACTTCCGCTGCGACTTGGTATTCAGCTTCATCTGTCGCAGCGAATAGCGCATACAGAATTGTTGGGTTTGCTGATAACACACAAGCAACGGCAGGAACTTACGCCGCGCAACCTAGTTTAGTTCAAGGTGTGGGTGGGCAAGCATTTGCGGGAATGTCTTCGTTTGGGTATGGGCAGACACGTCAAGACTTAACAGGAAGTAGGTCTTTATCTACAACTTATTACAACACCACAGGCAAACCAATATTTGTAGAAATGTCTTCTGTTAGTTCATCAACAATAACGGTAACAGTGCAAGGTGTTGCGGTTGCAATGTTAGCTACTAATGTTGCCTTCCCTGTTGGGCCGTTTGAATCTTATTCAATTGCATCAACTAATCCCCTTCAGAAATGGGTAGAACGGAGATAATTATATGTATTATAAAGCGCCTAATAATTCCATTCATTTTCTTGAAAGTAGTAGCTTTACTTATCTACTACCCATCGGAAGTGTTGAAATTACAGATGAGGAAGCTAAAAAAATTATTGATTTGGCGAAAAAAAAGAACGAAACAGATTTATTGACTACTGTTAAGCTGTAATAAATAACAGCTATCAATTTTTACAGGTATAGAGCAAAATGAAAGTGGCATTTTACAAGGGAAAAAAGCGGCTATTTAATAAACTCGTTTCATGGTGGACACGAGGGCCATATTCTCATTGCGAGTTGGTATTTTCAGATGGCCAAAGTGCTTCATCTTCTTTTATGGATGGCGGTGTGCGCTATAAGCGTATTTTGTTTGACAACGGTCATTGGGATTTTATTGAGTTAGGACCAAAATTTGACGAGCAAAAAGCGCGTGAATGGTTTGATAAGCATTTAGGTGATGGATATGATGTTGCTGGGATTATTGGATTTGTAAATCCACGTGTTTCACAAGATAAGCAAAAAGAGTTTTGCATTGAAGCTGTTTTAAGTGCATTAGAGTTTACAGAATCATGGCGATACAATCTTAACACCGCTTATTCTGCTTTGTTACGGGTGAAAAAATGAGCGATGAATTGAAAAACATTGCTTTACAGCGTTTAGAGCGGTTTGCTATTTGGGTTTGCACTTCTGCTGTATTGGTAAGTTCTTGGGCTATGTGGGAAAACTACAAGACAAATCAACGTCTTGTCGCTATTGTTGAAAACCATGACAAGGAATTAAACTCACTTAAAAACCAAGATGCAATAATCGAAAGCAAGATAATCGCTTTAGAATCTCGCATGATTTCTATGGAGATGTTTAAGCGAATCGAACAAAATCTTAGCATCCTTTCTTATCAAAATAAGTCCAATGAGGCAATGAAAGTTATTTCTCAAGTTTTGCGGACTGAAATAGAATCGAAAGAGAAGAAGCAATGAAAATATCTAGCAACTTTCATATTGAAGAATTTGAAGTATCTGAAACCGCCGAACGCTTGGGATTGGACAACTCAATCCCCGCAAGTTTAGTACCTAATATTACACGAGTTGCAATGCTATTAGAGCAGGTTCGTATTGTGTTGGGCGGTTTACCCATCACAATCAATAGTGGCTATCGTTCCCCAGTAGTGAATAAAGCTGTTGGCGGCGCTACAAACAGTCAGCATTTAAAGGCGCAGGCCGCAGATTTTATTTGTCCCAAGTTTGGCTCACCAAAGAAAATTGCTGAATCTGTCATGGCGGCTAATCTTAACTATGACCAACTTATTTTAGAGTTTGGGCGCTGGGTGCATATCAGTGTAGCCGAAGAAGGTAAGCAACCACGAAAGCAAGAATTAACATACATTAAAAGCGGTCTACCACCAGTAGAAGGTATTGTATGAAATGGTTAAAAGGAAGCTTTAAATCTGTAACAGTATGGTTTAATAGTGTTTTTATTTTATTATTACCATTGTTTGAGTATTTTAAGGATTCATTGCCACAGCTTCAAGAATGGTTAGGCGATGATTTATATAAAAAAGTTGGTTTGTTTGTAGTTGTTGCTAACATTTTCTTAAGATACAAAACAAAAAAGCCGGTAAGCGAAAAATGATTAAAGCATTTATTATTCAATATAAAACTTATTTTTATAGCGCGCTTGCTGCTGGTTTGTTTATGGCTGGCTGGTCGGTCAACGGATGGCGGCTTAATTCAAAGATTGAAAGCATGAAAGCTGACCATGCACACAAAGTATTGGAAACTGAAAGAACGGCTCATGATGTCGTTATGCAAGCCGAAGCATTATCCTTAAAGAACATTGAAGCGGTACGAAGGGAACGAGACAATGCATTACAATCACTTAAAAAACTTCGCGGCGTTACTATTGATAGTCGTATTGTCGGCGTGCTGTCACACTACACCAAGACTACCGGAAGCCCCGCCGACGTTACGGACAATTCCAGCCCCGCTGATACCACATACGATGCCGAAGAACAGACTCGGATTATCCTTGAAAACTATGCCAAGTTTAACGAGTGTAGAGAGCAAGTAATTGGATGGGGTCAGTTTTACGATTCATTGCTTAAAGAATTTAATAAATAAGATTACAACTTTAAAAGTTGTATAAAATAATCAGAAATTGAAAAAATTCCACAAACAAATACAAAATAAGTTATAAAATCAAATAAAACGTGTCTTTTTTGTTCTGATAAGACATAACAAATACAATATAAAAAATAAAAAACAGTATAAATAATAAATTTTACAATCATCGTTTCACCTCAATCAATCCATTTTCAATCATATAAATAAGCGTGTAGTTTATCGCCTCGTAAGTAAACTCTCTGCGATCTTCTTTGCTCATATCCTTGCCTTGGTCTAGCATCATATGATGCTCGCGGCATAAGGCCATAATAGCTGCGTCACTGGCTTTTGTGCCCATACCTTTACCGTGTACTTGTAAATTGCTGTGGCATGGTTCGCTATTAGCACCACAAACAAAACATGGAACGTTATAAACCGCATCAAGTAATTTTCTATTTCTATACTTTTCTTTGTGCATTTTTATCATTTAAAATAAATCGATATGGAAAAAACTCACCAGATATTACATTTTTAAAAATTGCTGTGTTATGTATTCTTTCTATTGGCGTTGATAAAAATTCATATTTGCAAGCGTATCCATTTACAACATCTTCAATAATCATGCTTACATCTAAATCACGCGCCCATTTTCCATATGCAAACCCATTTGTTAATTTATCTACTTTACCAATTCCTTTAGATTCGTATAAATACAATTCTGTTAATTCTTTTTTTGTAAATTGATGCAATGAAGAATTTATCTTTTTTGCAATTCGTCAATATAATGCAGCTTTTAAAGCATATTTTTTAGATATTTTTTTTAATTTAAATAATTTCATTTTTTATCTTCTTTTTGTTTATTTTTAACTCTTTTAATTGTGCAATTAACACATGAGCGTGTAGTAACGTATTTCATTGTATTGCCGCAATGCTTGCAGCTTATGCCGTGATAATAACGCTTTCCTTTTTTTTTGGCCTCATCTCTGTTTAAAACAGATATTTGTTGTTGCGTTAATTCCACTCCGGTAAAAATTTTACTCATCGTCGTTTTTATCAAAAAATGAACCTATTTTGCGAATAGCAGCAGTTAAACAGACAATAACAAACCCGCCGATTAAAATAATTAAATCAAACTTACTCATGGCAGATACATCCACAAAAATTTAATAAATCCTGCTGTTATTAATATAATTCCAGTAGCGCATAACCAATCTTGAATTTCTTTAACTGATTCTTGGCTAAAATAACTAATAAGAAAAACCTCAATAAAGTAAGAAACAATGCACAAAGCTACGCCAATCGCAATCATAGTTATGGTCTGTAATTTTCTACTGCATCAATAGCAACTTGTGCAATCTCGTGCGCTGATTTATGCGCAAACCATGTAGGTAGATTCCCGTTTGCTTTTGCTATTTCTTTGCGAAAACGCTCAATAATTGATAATTGCTTTTTAGTGTATTTTTTCCCGTCAACAGGTAAAGGAATCGCGGCTTCTGAAATTTGCCTTGCCATTTCATCTTTGGCAATCTTAGCCGCTGCCGCCCATCCTGCCGTATCTGGCTTAACGCCGTACTGATACATGCGTCCCCCGTCTGTATAAGCATACACAAGCATAAATTCGCCGACTTTTAGTGTTATGCCTACATCGCTCCAATGCACGGAATGTGGCACATATTTGCGGCCTTTCTTTTCGTATAGCGTTTCCATCATTGCCTCGCTTTTTTATTTCTGCATCGACTTATTTTTTAAGTTCAAAGATTGCTTCATAGTCTTTTCTCATGCTGGCCAACTCTTTTTCTATCATTCGCATTAGTGCTTGCAGTTGTTCCAGTGTTTTATCTTCAAACATTAGTCACCTCCTTTATCAACCCAGTCACATACTGCTTTAACAAACAGCACTTTCTTCGCCTTCCCAATTTCAGCCGCTAACCGTGTAACTGCGTGCTTACGTGCTTTTTGTTTGTCGTTGTTGTGATCGGCGTATTCAACAGCATGTACAACAACAAATTTTTTCTCTTGCACTTCTACAAAATCATCGTACCAAAACACATCAATCCCAAGCGCAGCCTCAAGCCTTCCGCAGTCGCCGTCGTCTTCGCGTGGATTCCAGAAATCGCGAGATATAATGATGAATTCCAATTCTTTTCCGATAGCGTTAGCCGCATATTCAAGTTCTTCACGTTCAGTCATTATTCATTCTCCGGTGGTGGTGGGAGTGGCATCCAACGAGTAGCTTCCCAATTTCCGTGATAACCATCGGCAACCACAATAAAGCCACCTTCGTAGTCGTCGTAAACTTTGCCAAAAGCTACGCCTGCATTTTTTAACCATAAAATCAAACGCACAGGGTTATGAAAATCACTTCTTGGTGATGTTTCAATTGGTTGCCATTTGCTCATATGTTTAGTTCCTTTAGCTTGGTTTCTGTTTCTTCAATAAGCGCAGTCCGCCATGATAAATGGGCATTTTTTTCTAAACGCAATTCTGCTCTGCGTGATATTTGTTCTTGGTCGCAAAGTGCCAGACCAACCCACTTGCGCTTTGGTAGGTGCGTGTAGAGTCTACGAATAGGCCAAGTGCCATCTGCAATGGTGTCTAGCTTATGTTTTTCATTAATAAAACAATGCCATGCTCCATCGCGGTCTTGGTATTGATATTCGACAGGCTCTTGCTTCTCGGCTTCTTCGATGGCGGCACTGATGCTCGGCAATATTTCGCGTGCCAGTTTGCGGGCGCTCTCAATTGATAACTCGTCGCCTCTAACCATTAGGTACTTTGAAATGCGTGAAAATACATCACGCGCTTTCTTCAACGCTTCAATGCTCATGCTGCCTCCTTTGTTTTGTTTATGCAATACATAATAAGGCAATAAACCACAAATAACAAGTAAAAAATATTACTGTTGTTTATTTGCTAATACTTTAAATTCTTTTTCTAGCTGTGTCCGTAACTTGTCCAGCCGACCATCTGAAAATAGCGCGACACGTTGTTTTTCTGTTAAGCGGATAGTAGTCGATTTCATCTTTTCTTCGTACTTTAATTTTGGCCCACTCATTTTTAGTTATCCTTAGTATGTTTTGAATCGCTTGCTGCATTTTCTTCTTTGTTAGTTTTGGTGTCGTGATTATTACATACGCCAGCACATTCACCAATAGGATATGAGCATAAGTAATAATCGCATAGTTGCCGTTTATTTTGGTTGTAAATAGGTATCATTCTTCTATCTCTATTTCTGTGTGTGGTAGTGGTTTTATTGGAATGTAAAAAAAATCTATTACTGGGGTTTTTCCTTTTTCATAAAATTTACCTCCAATCAATAATTCACCATCATTGCTTTTAAAAAGCCACTGAACCATTTTTTTTGTCTTTTGTTTTTTTGTCTTTTGTTTTTTAAAAAAATCTTGTGGTGTTCTATCAATAGGTTTAATTTGATTTTCTTCTAAACGTACATTTTTATTTAATTTGCGTACTTCGTCTGCACAAAGAAAATCTCCCAAATCTTTAATTTTATACCAAAAGCAAGGGCCAATATAAATTCTGTACTCGCATTCATTTCCATTCAGCCAATAAATAATTTCATCTTTGAATTTATGCATTTGCAATCACCTCTTCGACTGTTCTCTCACACAAACCAAATAAGCTTTGAATGCTGGCCTTGGCTTGATCTTCATTCCAGCCGCTGTTAATTAGCTGGTGGTATTTGTTCTGTATTGTTTGTTTGCTTACTAACATTTAGTTACCGCATCTGAACATCTGGAATGATTATTGATGGCTTAAAGGTGACTCGATAGTGATAAACACTTGCTTGTGCGGCATCTAGCTGTTCAATAAAATAAGTGACGTTATCTGATACCCCTAGATAATGTTTCTTATATGTAGATGGCCCGGTTTTGCATGTAACTGCAATTTTTGGGTAGCCGCTTGCATCAAGGCTGCATAAGCCTTCGATGGTAAGAATGTAAGCATCTGTGATGCCGTTGTAAAAAATAACTCTGCGGTTAATTTCAAAATTGTCCGCAGCTTTTGATAGGTTAGAAGAGGCAACACGGGCATCATCTGCGCAGCCAGATAGAGTTATGGTCGCAAAAATTGCGTTTAGTAAAATAAGCTTTTTCATGTTTAATCCTTTACAAAAACACCGTTTTCTAACAATGTTCCTTTGCGGTCTTTAATTTGTATATATGCTGCTTCTAGGCATTCTCGGATGTGCAAATCATACAGTGCTAGATAATTGATAAGGTAGACAATTACATCGCCAGCGCCGTCAATAATGTCGTTTATATCTCCTTTAATTTCTGCATCTGCCAATTCTCCTAATTTAGAAACGGCTTTTAATAGCTGAGTGTGTGGCTTTGCGTTTTGAATAATCTTTTGTGCTTTAGCCCAATCAATTACAAGGCAAGATAGCTCGTCTGTTGTGTATGATTTGTATGATATTTTTGTTCCATTACTTAATCTCCAATCGTTGCGTTTTAATCAATCTTGCACCTTGCACTTCTTTTCCGGCCTCGATAGCTTCTTTTATGGCTTTCTTGTCCGGCTGTGGCGATGGTGGTTCTGGTTGTCGCATAAACTCACTAGGCAAAAATTTCGCATCGTAAATATCAACTTTAGCCGGATTGTTTTTCAACTTAATCTCAAACTGAGGGAAGCTAATACTTGTAATGCCAGCTTGTTGCATGTTTGCCAGTAAATACTCATTAAGACGATTTAACTTATTCTCTACCACTCGCTTGCGTTCTTGCATATCTTTAAGTGCTGCATCAATCGCACAAACATGAGCCGATAGTGTTTTTTGAACAAAGCCAATGCTTATGGCCTTGTTCTCAAAATCACCTTGCAAACTTTCGAGAGTATCTTTTTTTGTTTCGTCGTCAAAATTCATCGATTCTAACAACTTTACATTTTCAAGATACTCTGCGGTAATTCTATAAAGTGAGTTCATACTAAAATGGTATGTTAGAATCTAAATCTTCAATTGCCACAGCAGAAACATTGCTAGGCTTTGCTTTTGCTTTTAATGGGCGATGGCGAAGCGTTGCAACAACCTTTTCTAGTTGCACTGGTTTTGTTTCGCTGTTAAGAATTTCAGTAGCCATAAGCTCTGTACTAGCTTGAAAAAACGCTTTAATAACTGGCTTTATTTTAAGTTCGCCGCTTGAGTTTTCATATTCCTCAGTCTCAATTAACAAACCAATTTGGTTATTAACTAAATCATTAAAAACGCTACCATCTTTAATTACTTTTTCTTTTAAATCATAATCATAAGCAGATATTTTCCCATCTGTAGGCGACAAGTTTTTAATTTTGAAACAAGTCATAAGCGCCATTAGTTGCTTGTAACCAAAAATAGGTTCACCATCTTTGTTTGTTGTGTACAAAGTAAAGTTTGCTGTTTGTTTGTTATCGCTTTCAAATTCTAAATGGATTCCTTTAGCGCCTGATTTTGCGTCAACGTGATAAGCTTGAGTAAACTTACCTACATATTTGCCAATCTCTGTAATCTGGCTGCTAAATTGTTCGGCTTCTTTTGCTGCTGCTGCGTTTAGTTGGTACATTTATTACTCTCCAATGTTATAAAATTCACAGATTGCTTTATCTACTGCTTTTAAGTCATTCGGTATATGCTCAGATTCAAACATTCCGATAGGGCTTTTTGTTGTATCGTTTCCGCTATTTTGAGTTGCAAAAATATAATTTTCATTTACTCGAAGCGTGCGTAGTACGATTGTTACTAAACCTTCTAATACAATTTTATCGTCTAACAATTTTCCAATTGTTTTAATCTTTGTGTGGCCTGATTCGTTGGTGTCGGTGTGGCTTAAGATGTAAACCCGTTTATTTTCAGGCAAATTTCCAGCCGTTGTTAAAATGTCCCAAGCATTACGAGCAATTTCATTGTACTTTTGAAATGCTTGATTGCCTGAAACTTGGTCTGTCACACGGCGCATAAATTCGTTAGCTAAAATGTATTGAAAATCATCAATAACAATCACATTTTTTTTAGTCTTGTTTAGCGCAGCACAAATTTGTGCGCTATTGTCTGTCCGGTAAATGTTGCCTGTTTTATTTTCTGACGAAACTAACGACCAGTCACATTTAAATGGTAAGGGTTTTGGCACTGGCTGAATTAAAAGCAAATCGTCACGTTCAAAATTACGCAAAGATGTACTTTTTCCTGTCCCACTTTCGCCTAAAATCATACTTGTTATTGACATTTATTTTCCTCTTTATCAAAGATTGTTTTTATATTTATAAGTTCTTGGTGTTTTTTTTTGCAACTTATTTTTACTAAGTCATAAAAATCAAGATTATTATTTGCAAACTCTAAGTATTGCTGCTCATCTTGTGCTTGCTGTTGTTGGTAATCGTATCGCATTGCATCCTCTTACGTATGGCGTAATTATACAATAAACCAATAAAAGCGTATTGCATTTTTACTTAAAAACAACACTTTTCTTTTTTAATAACTCCGCATTAAAGTATGATATTTCACTTGCCAGCATATCTAATTTTGCCTTGCTTGCGCCTTTACGTTTTGCGCGTAGCCGTTCAAGATGTGCTTGTATTTCTTCTTCTGTAAGCGAATCGCCGAAGAAACTGAAAGCAAGCCAGAGGTAAATACTTTTTAGTAGGCTCATGTGTTTAGTTCCTTTGTCTTGGCTTCTCCCCATTGAACGCCCGCTAAGAAAGACATATCCCCGCCTCGCATAGCTGGCAAATCCTTATAATCAATATCAACCCACTTTCGCTTTGGTGGATGCGTGTAAAGTGGAACGCAATAATCTTGGTAGTTTACGTGCCCAATAGCGTTTTTTTTAAAAAATTGAGTACATACGTCTCCCATTTCAGTCATCCACGCAACAGGCTCTTGCTTCTCGGCTTCTTCGATGGCTTCTTCCAGCAAAGATTGGGCATAGCTTATTTTTTGAAGCGTCCCAACACTAACTTCGCAAAGTCCATCTTCCGAAAATGCGCCACGACATTTATGAAATTCAGCCAATAAACTTGAAATTTTTTTCATCGCTTCAATGCTCATGCTTTGCCCTCTGCTTTTGCGATTGCTGCGCGGGCTTTTTCAACTGCATAGCTATACGCAAACATCATCGTAATAAAATCATCCTCTTTCTCACCATCGTCATATGCAACAAATGCTTTGCAAGCTTCAAGCAATTCAGGTGCGGCAGAAATTAGATGCCAATCTGCTTCGTTTATTGGACAAGTTGGATAGTATTCTTCATTGCACATAATGATTTCTTTAGTTTTTATACAAACATCTATTGGCGGAGCAATTATTTGTTGATCTCCAAATTTACCGTCTGAAAGCTCGTATTTCCACGGCCCCGGCGTATATTTTTTCATACCACACCCAAATCAAAAGCAGTCAGCATAGCAGCGTGCAGAAAGAAGCCAACGGCTAAAACGATTAGCGCGGTTTTAGGGCTGCATAGTGGGCGGTTGATGTTAAATAGCTTATTCATCGAATTGCCCTTCCTCGTATTCAACGCGGACGCAAGCAATACGGGTTTCGTAAGCATGGTTGTCTGCAAGACACTTTGAATCGTGTGCTGCGACGGTATTTTGGTAAACATTCAAATAAGCGCTTTTTTTTTCTTTTACTTCTACTATGTCAAGGTGATTAAGAATAATTCCAATATTGAAAACTCCGTCCTTTGTCCATGTTTTTACATATTCATCATCATGAATAAATCCAATAATAGGATATTCTCCGCGTCCTTTGTCGCTAATCAGTTCAACATCAATTCCATCTCTGGTTTTGTACTTCTTTGTAATGTCAACCATGTTTAATTTCCCTGCCGTTTTGATTCAAATTTATGTTCTTCCGCATCTTCTTTTGCTAGTTCTAACCAGTGTCTAGGCTCTGGTTCTTGTTCAATATAACCGTGTATTTCCGCTTCGTCACATACACGCTCACGAATATAATGTACAAGTTTAATAAGCACCTCGTTTCGTGCGTTAAGCAATAACCACCCAATATCAGCGGCTTTTAAATTAAAATCGTGTAAAATATGTTTGCCAAGATAAACAGAAATTTCCACTTCTTTAATAAAAGAATTGGCATTTTTTTCCATTCCGTTTAATACGTATTCATTTAAAACTTCACGCGCTGCACTTGTTGCTAAAAATTTGTCATTATTCATTTTTTCCTCTTTGTTGTTTGTTTCAGTAAATTAATTATGTATTGCATTTACACTTACCGCAAGTTGTATTTTTGCATCGTTGTATTTTTGCAATAGTGTGATATTATTTGCTTGTCATAGCATCTTTGCTTTGTCTCCTCTAGCCGTCACATACGGCAATTTGCCCTGCACTGGTTGCGGGGCTTTTTTTGCTTGCAATTATTGTTTGAATATGTAGAATAGCTTTTGTACCTTGGCGGGTATATTGTATTTAATAGGTGGCCTTTGGCCTCTTGTCTGCTTCGCGCCTATCGAAGTCCGCCAACTCATAAAAAATGAGAGACAGGAGACCAAAGGCTTTTTTTTTGGAGTTTCATAAATGACTAATTGGCAATTAGCACACGAACAGGCGCGGCAGATTAAGCGCATCAAAAACAAACAGGCAAAACGTCAGCAGATACGGCTATTGCTTTCAGTTGTTAAGGATTGCTTGTTAACTGCTAACGAATCCTTAGTGGTTGGAAAGGTTAATCAATGAGCTTTCAAGCAATGGCGTGGGCAGTAAAACAAAAAACAGGAAATGCAGGGCAAAAATTAGCGCTTATTATGCTTGCTAATTACTGCAATTCGCACACAGGGCAATGCAATCCTAGCCACAAAAGACTAGCGGATGAGTGCAGCATGGGAGTGTCAACTCTAAAGGCTCATTTACAGGCATTAGAAGAAATTGGACTATTGCAGATAGTTCATAAATCAAATGATGGCGTTCAATTACCAAATCAATACTATCTAAATCTTGAGGGGGTGGGTCAGAATCTGACTGGGGGTGGGTCAGAATCTGACGGGGGGGTGGGTCAGAATCTGGCTACAAACCTAGAAGTTAAACCTATAAAAGAACCTATAATATATACACCGTTAGAAAAACAAAAAAAACTATCATTAAAAAATTGGATTGAAAAAGTATTGGAAAAAGGTGAAAAGCCTATTTCTACTTACAAACCAGTATATGAGTATGCTGAAAAAATAGGATTGCCAATTGATTACCTTGAGTTATGCTGGCTAGAGTTTAAGCGTAAGAATTTAGACGACGATACAAAAAAGTATATTGACTGGCGCAGAGCTTTTTATAATTGTTTACAAAACAATTGGTATAAATTATGGTGGCTTGGTGACAGTGGCTACCAATTAACAACTGCTGGACAACAGGCAGACAAATATCACGCGGGACAAAAATGAGCGAACAATTATATTCAATTGAGGCTGAACAGTCCGTTCTAGGTTCTTTGCTTATTGATAACGATTCAATAGATAGAATTGGTCAATTAGAGATGAGGCACTTTTACGATGCTAACCATAAGCGAATTTATGCTTGCATTGTAAAGTTGATTACTGATAGTAAACCCGCCGACGTTATTACTGTTTATGAGTCATTGCAAGCATCTGGCGAGGCAGAAAATATAGGGGGGTTATCTTACCTTAACCAGTTATATAAAAACACTCCTAGCACGTCTAATATAAGCCGATACTCGTCTATTGTTTTAGATAGAGCATTGATGCGTGGTTTGTTGCAAGTGACTGATAAGCTAAACAATTTAGTACATGAGGCAAACGGTAAAAAAGCGGATGATATTTTAGAAGAAGCACAAACTTTAATAACCGGATTAGCTGAACGCAGGTCGAGAAATGAACCTAAAAAAATGGATGAATTGCTATCAATTTTTATTGATGAGCAGGGTAAATTAGCGGATGGCCTAAATAAACCAATGCCAACTGGTATTTTTAGTTTAGACGAGGCGCTTAATGGTGGTATTAGAAAATCTCAATTATTGATTTTAGCGGGGAGACCTTCTCACGGGAAAACTGCCTTAAGTTCTGAAATAGGTTTGAATTTATCAGATACTTATTCAGGTTTATTTTTTAGTCTTGAGATGGGTTCTCAAGAAGTGGTGCAGCGTGCTATTGCAAATAGGGGACAAGTTCATCTAGGAAAATTACTGAACGGTGTTCATGAAAAAGATGATGAATCTTGGAATAGGGTAACTAAATCAATTAGCCAATTACAAAATATAAATTTTGCTATTGATGATACTCCCGCTATGTCTTTGCTTGACATTAAATTAAAGTCTAAAGCGTGGAAACGTAAGCACGGATTAGATTTTATTATTGTTGACTATATTAGCTTAATGTCTGGCGGTGAAGGCGATAGGCACGAGCAGGTAGCAGCATATTCTCGCGGATTAAAATCATTGGCAAAGGAATTGGATATATCTGTAATATGTTTAGCGCAATTAAATAGGCTTGTTGAAAGCAGGGCAGATAAAAAGCCTATTTTGAGTGATTTGCGTGAATCAGGCCAAATAGAGCAGGATGCAGATATAGTAATGCTAATACATAGACCAGAAATGTATGCGCCAGAAAATCAAGATTTAAGGGGTTATGCAGAGGTTTTAATACGAAAACATAGAAGCGGAAGCCTTTCTGATGTGCCTTTGCAATATATCGGCCCTAACTGCAAGTTTGTACCTTGGGTTGGCGCTACCCCTAGCATGAATTTAAATCGTGGGCGCGGGATGAGTGACTAATGTGTGATTCATGCAACAAGCTAGGCCGATATAACTTTAACTGTTTACAGTGTTGCGCTAGACTGATTAAAGACAGCCGGCCTAGTAAAAAAAGGCAGGAAGCTATGTTTGAAGTGTTGGCAAAATATCGAAATTCACCAAGCCGTGAGCAAATTTTAGAGGAATTAAAAATTGGAAATTGAGGATAAGGTAATTGCTGAAATCAAAAAACGTCAGCAGGTTGGCATTAAAAAGTACGGTCTAACACTGTCACAAAACATGCAAGAATTAGAAGCACGTTTGCAGCACTTAAAAGAGGAATTGCTGGACGGTGCGCTGTATTGTCAATGGGCTATTGACCAGATAAAGGCTAAAAATGAAAATACTAGCGCTTGACCTTGGAAATAAAATGGGATTTGCATTATCAAATGATGGCGTTATTTCATCTGGAACAATCAAGCATAAAAATTCAAAAAGCGCGGTAGGGCATCAATACTTGCATTTTCGTTATTGGCTTACTTCTCGTTGTGTTCTTTTTTGCCATGATGTTATTTATTACGAGGATGTTAGACGACATTTAGGTACAGATGCGGCCCATGTGTACGGTGGTTATTTGGCTATTTTGCAGGCTTTTTGCTATGAAAAAGGTATTAATCTAGCCTCTGTTGGTGTTGGAACGATTAAAAAGCACTGGACAAGTAAAGGCAATGCTAACAAATACGAAATGATACAAGAAGCACGGCGGCGCGGGTTTGAGCCTAGTGACGATAACGAAGCCGATGCGCTGGCTATTTTAGACTATGCGAAAACTCACTTTAATAAATAACGATGTTCGCCAGCGTGCTATAGATGCTGTGCGAGATGCGCCGGATGGGTGGGAAATTATTGTGCGGCCTAAACGTAGAAGTTTAGACCAAAATTCTAAGTTGCACGCCTTAATACAAGAATTTGACGGACTAGAATTTTCAGGCCAAAAACGAAACGCGGAGGATTGGAAGGTAATACTCGTATCAGGCCATACGCAGGCCACAAAGGGCGAATCCGAGCTTATTACAGGTATTGAAGGGGAAATGGTACAGCTTAGAGAAAGCACTGCTAGAATGTCTAAGGAACGCTCTAGCAGTCTTATTGAGTATGTTCAAGCTTTCAAAGAATCATTTGTATCGTAGCCTTGTAAAAAAGCACGTTTTCAATTAGTTTTTTGTTCATCGTCAAATTTTCCTTTTGGCTAGTCGTTCTAAAACCATTGCTTCGGCTTTACTAATTGCAACGTTATTTTTTGGGTTTTTAAAGTTGGTTTCTTTTTTTTGCCAACCGTAAAGAGATAGCCCAAACATTTCTGCGCACTCTCGCTGTTTTAAACCTGCTTTAATACGCAAGGCCCGTACTTGTTGTGGTGTCATTTAGATAATTTCTCAATTATTTTTCATCTATATAAGAAATTCGGTCTAACAATTCATCAACGTCAGATTCCGTTAGGTTTATTTCTACGTCGTTAGTAATTGGTGTGTCGTAAGTTATACTCCAGTCATAAATTGATTCTGACTTGAACTTGATGACAGCAAGCCCCCATAGTCCAATATCTCCCCCATAACTAAACGGGCATTGAATAACGCTTGCTCCGTATCCATTCTTAAATCTATAAATTCCCTGAATGCCCCCCCCAAGACTGCTGGATGCGCTCTTTCAATTTGAGGTTTTTTCATGCTTTTTCCTTGTTTTTGCGTGTTCATACCAAACCTTTCATTTGTTGTTTTTTTGGTGGCTTACCATAGAATCTGTGATAGTTTTTACCGTCCACTTTCTTTTTAGTAATAGACCATCCTGCGTCACGCAAATCACTCAGTCTTCGACTGGGCGAAACTGAGCCGCATACAATACAAACCTCAAACATTGTCACGCCTTGGCGACGTTGTAGAAGTTTTTTTAGTTTAGATGCTTGGGTCATAAATATCTTTATTGATGTTGACAAGTAAAATATACGCCGCCTAGTATGTAAAAGCAATACATTTTTTTAATTTTGCATAAATACAACGTGGTGCAAATACAACTATGCAATGTGTGATTTTTTGCTATGATTCTATTCGTTAGCTGCGTTCCAAATGTAATGAAAACTAACAAGGCAAAAGCGGATGTTTGAGGGGACTGCTGTCTAAATGGCATATGTAGAAAAGTGCAGAGAGTAGCCGTCCATTCCAGCGACGTAAAAGGCTGGGGCCAAGATTGAAGCGGCGGCGTTGAAGGAAACGCGACCAAGGTAGCTGACTCATCCTACCTGACGATGACTGGTAGATTCCGGTTGATTCGTTGGGAATGTGCTCTGTAATCAGCGAGCAGGTATTAACCCCTGCCCGCTTCAATGTTGGTTAGTCAGGGAAGCCCAAGCAGGTACATGCTACTGGCCTGCCTATACAGGAATGCCCACCAACACCTAACCTGACCGGGTAAGAGTCAGGGCCAAAACGCATGCGCACTTCTGCAAGTACCATTGCAGCCCTTGGTACAGAAATAGCCACCATAAAAACGGTAAGCAAATAGTGTGCAGTCGTGTTGGTGAATGTGTGTAAGCTGACACACTGAGGAAATCTGTAAATATGGCTCTCCGACACAGGCGGAAACGCGCCAAAAGGCTTTGGAGGCAGATATTGTGGTGCCATAGCCGGAGATCAGCACCTGTAACCAACAAAATTTAAGTGGAATCGGCGAAGTTAGAGAGTCGCGGCAGACTGTAAATCTGTTCACTATGTGCTAGTAGGTGCGAATCCTACATTTCACACCAAATTATCATTTTCAAAATAATTTAGAATAATTTTATTATATATGACAGAATACCTTGACATCTCAGCGTTAGAAAAAAACGACATTTTGTATTTGCTGGAAGGTTTTGCACAGATTTTAAGTGACTATGAAATGTATCGCGCTGGAACTTATCCTGAGTTTCTAAGCGATAAATACGGGGTAACGGTAGTAGAGCAATCATTGGACAATCTGGAAAAATTAGAAAAAAAAATGAAGTTTGTCGGTATTCCTAGCTTGTAATTGTGTTGTGTTTGTGCTAATGTGTGCAGGTCAAATGCGCACTCATTAGACGATTAAGGCCTTTAAGCCTTAGCTTTGTACCCTTAATTGGGCGGTGGGTGCGCACTGAAAAGCTAAGACTTAAGGGCTTTTTTTATTTGACCGTAATCTACACGATAGAAACGGGCTTGCATGGGCTGCTTAGAATAAAACACCGGCACGCGATACACCCCGCGATGTCCGACTGAGCTAGGATTAGGTATCAGTTAAAGCTAACGGTAACTCAGGTGGAAACTAGGCCGTTTGTATAAGAAAATAATCCCGTCAAGCGAACTTGGTATTTTTAATTGTTTCTTTATTAAAGATATGGAGATGAGTGGATAATGATTGTATCCACCCTAGTATAATTTATTGTTGTTTATATTTATTTTGATAAGCAATCTTCTTTTTAAGCTTAATCACAGCAGCAAATTTGGTTTTGTATGTTCGACTAACTTCTAGTTTAGTCTTCGGCGACGGCTTATTCTTTGCACGACCAAAACCATAAACCGGTGCATTACCTTGTTTGTGTGGCTGCCAATCAATGATTTTTACCCCTACCTCGGCCCATAATTTTAAATACTGAGTGACGTTACGGCGATTTATACCGAGCTTTTCTGATAATTCTATGGTTGTTAGCCCGTGTTCTTCTTCTAAGTATTTCAAGCCTAATTTATATTCCGGTTTTAGTTGTCGTTTTATCATTTAGTTTGTAATATATTGCAAAATCATCTAATGCGGCTTTTTCAGCTTGTTTTCGTGGTTGCAGTCCGTCATACTCACGAATCGCGGCGCGTTCTTCTATTCATTCATTATTCTTTTGTGGTTTTGTTTGCATTTTCGCTCAAGAATCGATCAATATCACGTAATAAGTCTAATTCTTTTCCGGTAATCCAATTGTTATTTTGTTCGCACATTTTTTTTAAAATGTTTAAATGTTTACTGTCATTTTCAAATTCGGATTCTATTTCTGCGTCAATTAGTGCGTACTTAAGTGCGATGTAGTCCATTTTATCCTCTATTTTTTTTATTAAATGCGATTTAACCCGCCATTTTGATCTATGTAATATGTTGGAATATTTCCTAAATTTGCCGCTACTCTAAGATTTGAAGATGCTGGAATAATTTTATATTTACCAGATGTAACGTAAATTAAGTTTTGAACTTTAGATTTGTGTGCGCGAATACGCACAAATGACTGAAACCCAATTTCTTTTTTTGCCAATTGCAAGTATGTGTGCATTTTATCTTCCTCTTTGTTTGTTTTGCTGCGATGTATGCATATTACATACTAGGCGACATAAAATCAAGTATTATTTTAGATTTGTTGTGTTGTATTTTTACAAAAAATATGATATATGTAGATGTGTGACTATTTCCTAAAATGACTTTTAGAATCAGGTACTTATTATGGCGGGGAAAGCTTTAAGCCCAAATTGGCGTTTGAAAATACAATCTGCACGGCTTATACAGTGTTTAGAAGACCACGTTTTTGGTAAAAACGACATGAAAGCAACTCAGATTAAGGCTGCTGAAATTTTGCTTAAGAAAACGCTGCCTGACCTTGCTACCATTCAATCTACGGGCGATTCTGATAATCCTGTGCATATTACCTATACATGGCAGGAACCAAGTTAATCACTATTGATTACAGTCCTCGCAAGTTATTGATGCCTTTTCATTTAAGGGCTGAACGTTGGGCTGTTGTTGTTGCACATCGTCGATGCGGGAAGACTGTTGCGTGTGTTAATGACCTTATTAAGCGTGCATTGACAGAAAACAAGCCTAACGGTCAATACGCATACATTTGCCCTTTCTTGACCCAAGCTAAATCTGTTGCTTGGATGTATCTATTAAGATACAGCTTGCTTTGCCGTTCAAAGATGAACGCCTCCGAGTTGTGGGTAGAGCTGCATAACGGTTCAAGAATTCGTCTGTTCGGCGCGGATAATGCTGAGGCGCTGCGTGGTATGTATTTGGACGGAATCATTCTTGATGAATATGCGGATATGAAGCCTAGAGTTTGGGGTGAGATTATCCGGCCCTTACTTGCCGATAGAAGGGGATGGGCTGTCTTTATTGGAACCCCAAAGGGTAAGAACAACTTTTGGTCGCTTTATGATTTTGCCAAAAAAGATGAAAACTGGCACGTTACAACATTGAAAGCAAGCGAAACGGGACTGCTTCCGCCTGAAGAATTAGAAGACGCACGCTCAATGATGAGTGAAGACCAGTATCTTCAAGAATTCGAGTGCAGTTTTGAGGCCGCTATTCTTGGGGCGTACTATGGTAAAGAAATGCGACTCGCTCAAGAAGAGGGTCGAATCACTGAGGTCAACTACGACCCGATATTAAAAGTATACACAGCTTGGGATTTAGGTTATTCAGATGATACAAGCATTGTATTCTTTCAGATTGCACGCAATGATATTCTAGTGATTGACAATTATGCTGGCTCTGGATTGGCTATGAGTGATTACTTATCAATAGTCAAATCCAAAGGCTATAACTACGCTACACATTATCTACCACATGATGCGAGGGCAAAGACACTTGCCTCAGGAGGAAAATCAATTCAAGAAATGGCAGAAAAAGAACTTGGTATTTCTAATGTGCGGATTGTGCCTGAGCTTTCATTACAAGACGGCATTCAGGCAGTTCGTTCTATATTCCCTCGTTTATGGTTTGATGAAAAGAAATGCAGTGAGTATGACTTGCTTGAATCTTTGCGCCAGTACCAACGGGAATGGGACGACGACAAGAAAAAGTATAGAGACAAGCCGCGTCATGACTGGACTAGCCACAACGCGGACGCTATCCGTTATATGGCTCTTGCTTGGAAAGAAGAAGCCAGCTTGCAGCCCAAGCCTAAACCAAAATTCTGGAATGATTTGACTATCAATGAATTGTGGGAGCAAACGGATAAAAAGAAACATTCGCGCATTTGATACAAATGTGTTATTATTGCCACAAATCATCAAAAAGGGCTTGCAATGGCTTACGATTGCGAGTTTTGGCGTTCAGAGCTAAAACGATACAAAGATGACTATTTACAATTTACTAAGTCTGGCCGAGATTTAGTTAAACGCTTTCGTGACGAAAGAAAAGACAGCGAGAACGCTGACACCAGATTCAATATATTCTGGTCGAACATTAAAACGCTTAAGCCTGCTGTATATTCCCGCGCCCCAAAAGTTGAAGTTTCACGACGATTTGACGATCAGAACCCTGTTGCTCGTACAGCTTCAACTATTTTAGAGCGTGCGATTGAGTTTGAATTAAAACAATATCAAGATTATCATTCTGCGTTGTCTAATTGTGTGGATGATAGATTGATTGTTGGTCGTGGCATTGCTTGGATTCGATATGAGCCGCAGATTGAGACAGTAGAAGAACCGACAATCACGGATGATATTGAGATTGGTGAATATGAGCCATTAGAGCGTGTTGTTGATGAACGCTGTCCGGTAGATTATGTTTTTTGGGATGATTTCTCCCATACTCCTGCTCGTACATGGGAGGAAGTAACTTGGGTAGCGCGTCGAGTTTACCTGTCTAAAGAAGAAGGTTTAGAGCGGTTTGGTGACGTTTTCCGTGATGCGCCGATGACCAACGTTCCAAACAAAGATGGAGAAGAAACAAAAAGCGCAGAAACACTGAAAAAATCTCCGGTGTGGGAAATTTGGTGCAAAACAAGTAAAAAACTCTATTGGTATGCTGAGGGAATGGAAGTTTTGCTTGATGAGCGTGATGACCCGTTAGAATTAGAAAACTTTTTCCCTTGCCCCAAGCCAATTTACGCAACAATCACAACTAATAGTCTCTCTCCTGTTGCAGATTTCAAAATTTATCAAGATCAAGCCAACGAGATTGACGATATTACTGCTCGAATCAAGCATTTAACCCGTGCCCTTAAGGTCCAAGGTATTTATGCTGCGGATGAGCCTTCGCTTCTTCGTTTATTCAAAGAGGGTAACGACGCGGTAATGATTCCGGTTGAGAATTGGCCTCGGTTTGTTGAGCATGGCGGTTTGTCTCAAGCGGTTCAATTTATGCCTCTTGGTGAGATCATCCAAGCATTACAGCAACTATACCAAGCACGCGAATCTTGTAAGCAAATCATTTATGAGATTACTGGCATTAGTGACATTTTGCGCGGGTCTTCGATTGCAAGCGAAACAGCTACAGCACAACAGATCAAATCTCAATACGCAGGTATTCGCCTCGGTGAAATGAAAGATGATGTTGCTCGTTTTGCTCGTGAACTGTTGCGAATGAAAGCCGAAGTAATTTGCTCTAAGTATCAGCCAGAGATTATTTTGCAGATTTCTGGTATCGCTTACACAAAAGACGCTCAATTCGCGCCAGAAGCAATTGCGTTGCTGAAAAACGAGACTTTGAGAAATTTCCAGATTGATATCCAGACAGATACTTTAGTGGAACTTGATGAGGCCGGAGAAAAGCAAGCTCGAATCGAGTTTTTGACTGCTGCGGGTGGGTTTTTAGATAAAGCTGTCAAAGCTGGACAAGCTGCGCCAGAATTGCAGCCATTGTTACTGAGCATGTTGTTATTTGGTGTTCGCGGGTTCAAAGTTGGACGTGAACTGGAAAACGATTTTGAGCAGATTGCCGAGCAGTTGAAGCAAAAAGCCCAAACACCACCGCCACCACAGCCAAATCCAGAAGAAATGAAAATTCAAGCTGAACAACAAAAATTGCAGCAAGAAATGCAAGCAAGACAAATGATTGAAGCTGCAAAATCTCAAGCAAATTTACAGCTTGAGCAAGCAAAAATGCAGCACGAATTACAACTTGAGCAGACTAGGCAGCAATTTGAGATTCAAAAAGCTGAATTAGTCGAATTAATTAAACAACAAACCGCAATCAGAGTCGCGGGAATGAACGAAGGGCGTTAAGATGATTGATAGTTATTCAAATGGCATGCCGTTTATCGGTGAAAGACTTGCAGTTTTTGGCTCGGATGGAGTAACTCAAGCAATTCCTGATAGTGAAGACAATGCAACAATTGCCGCTCGGTGGAGTAATTTTTCTGGCGTTGACACAGCTGGCGGTGATTTTGTCACTAGCGTTTCTGGGTTAAATGGGCAAGCTATTACAGCCATTTCCGGTTCCCCTTTAACTTCTGGGGAGTCAGTTGCCATTAATACAAATCAAGCTGTCCAGCAGCCGTGCGCTTTGGAGATTGCCGGTTCATTTGTAAGAACTGGCGTAAGTTTTGCAACAATTTCATTGTTTTCAAATGGGCCAAATGGACCAGACTCAGTGCCAGCTAACATCAATATTGTTGATGTTAGTCAGTCTAACGCGGTACAGGGCGCGGCTTATAGCGCTGTGGCTGGAACTATTTTGAGAATAACACTAGCGTCTGCTTTGCCTGCAATCGGTGCAAATAACGCTGTTTTTATTGGCGACTGGGTAAACATTACTGGATTGGTTGATAACAGACTAAATTATCCAAATTCTTGTATCAACTATATCAGTCCAGACCGTACTGTAATTACAGTTGGTTTTTCTGATGAAGTTGCGCTGCCTTCTCTGGCTGTTCCGACAATTACTCCCACCCTTGGAACTGCACAAGTTAATTTTTATAATAACATGTCCGGTGCCCGAAATGGTTTCGGTCTAAGATTGACTGGCACTACAGCAACGAGCGCGGCAATCGTTTCCATATTTGGTGGCGAAGATAATCAAGTTAGTGGCACTCTTCTTGGCGATCATCGAGTAACTATTGGGACAACCGCCCCAACTTACGTCTCTGGTGGAAATTGGGGTCAATATGAAATTCGTCCAAGCACCCGTTATTTACTTGAATGCACTCCGAGTTCGGCAGTTTTACAAGACAAAGCAGAACAATCATTTACAAGTTGGACTGCCCGCGATAATCCAAGAACAAGCGTTAAGCCCGGTGATGAAGCGTTGATGTATCCGCGTTTTCGTTTGTTGAAGCCTGTTAGTATGTCGCGTCCTGTTGCAAAAATCGTTAGTGCCGTTAAAACCGGAACTACGACAGCAACTGTAACCACAGATGTTGCTCATGGACTTGTAACAAACAATTGGGTGACTGTAAAAGGTAAC